AAATTTAATTTCATTTAAACCATAATCATAATTTTTCTGAATACCTGTTCCGAATATTTCTCCATATATTATAATACCTTCACCAATAAAGTGGATTCCATTTTCTTTAACCCATTCCCAAAGTTTGTTTTTGATATCTAATTTCTTAGCTACATCAGCCCAAACATCAGTATCATAGAAACCTTGTGAATCAGAACCTTTCTCTACATTATGTGAACCATAAACATATTCATATTCAATCCAGTCATTACCAAAGAAACGTTTTACTTTATCCCAAAAAGTCAATTTAGTTTTCTTTACAATTCCATAACGAGCATTGGTACCATGAATTTTACGAGTAATTTCAACTAAATCTTCTTCATTAAACATTCCTTGAACGTTTTTCAAGTTAGGGAACTTATAGTACACATGGAAGTTTGGATTGTCTTGATATCTAACTTTACGACCTGATGCTAATTGTATTTGGCGTACTGGAGGTTCATATTTGAAAATGTTCATCACATCCATCATATCTCTACCCTCAAAATACTCATTTAATGTTCCTTTATACGGAATAAATTTAAGGGGAATAATTAAACATTCACTATAAACTCCTCTTAATTTAACAGTACGAACACGACCACCTTTACGTAAGTAATTAGTTACGTTCATTTCATCGGATAATTCTTGAGGAATGATAGCATCTGTAGTTGCAACAACTACTAAACCACCTTCAGTGTATTGCCCTTTTTGGATAATACAATTCCATCCACCTACAATTGCTTGCTCAATATTGTCAGCACCTGGTATTGGTTTAATTTCATTTATACGTGCTACGTAGCATACTGAGTTATTATTTTCCATATTAGTAATTTCTGTGTGAGTTATTTGTTACAATTCCATCTTCAATGATAAGATATTCTCCTGATGTGTCCAAACAATCTATTAAAAAATATCTATTACCTGTTGCTTTACCTTTAATATCCATTTCCTTTATTCCAGTATGTCCTATAACTTGAATAACTTCTTTTCTTAAGGTATCATGATTTGATTTAAATAATGATCTTGGTCTAATCCAAATTGGAGATTGTTCCATATTATCACCGTATGGATCTATATTAAATTCTGGGTTTCTAAATTTACCAAAACCAAATGTAAGTGGTTTGTATTTAAACATTTCATTTAAATCATTAGCAATATTTTCTACTCTCCATTTATGACTAAAAGCAAAATCCATAAACATACTACTTACACCAGCATGACTGAATAAAAATTCTCCATCTTGATAAGCCATTTGAAGATGTTCTTTATTTTCTTCTAATATAGCTTCAATCGCTGGTCTAATTCCTGCTTTATAACCTGAGTAATTTTCATCAATACCTCTCATATAATGATAGTCATGATTGCCAATCAACATAATAACTTCTTTACCACTTGATTTTTTATATTCAATGATATCTAAAAAATTATTTATTTGATCGGAATGTGGGATGTCAAATGAGTCAAAGTAATCACCTATGAAAATTACTTTATCAGCATTTTCATGTTCAACTATTTTCTTCCATACGTCTCTACCGTGGATATCTCCTATTACTATTGTTTTCATTTTATTAAAGTTTAATTGCAAATCTGTTTTTCATTTTTGTTAAAGCTTCTTTAGGTACATTGTGTCGAGATGAATTACCATGACGATTTTCTACTATTAAAGAAACAACAGTATAACCATATTTTTCAGCTAGTACCATATATGGTTCTATTTCTTTTTCTGTTGTTAAAGTATTTGAAACTACTATTTCACTAAAATAACGTCCATCTGATGTGTGGTTTGTAATCATAGCACCTTCAACACCGTCTTTACACCACTGGTGGGCTTGTTCTAATAAATCTCCATCCCATTTATAATTATCTTCAGTATTATAAAAATATTTATCCGCTTCAAATACAGCATTTGATTCCCATATGAAGTTAGCAAATGTTGACTTTCCAGCTCCGGGTAATCCTCTTAATAATATAAGTGTTTTCATTTTACATTCTTTTTGGTCGGCCACGTTTACCTGTTTTTTTAACAGCTTGTTTCGCTTCAATTTGTTTCATTTGTTTAGCAATCTTTTTAGTTGCTTTTACTTCTTTGAGTTTGTTACCCCATTTTTTAACAGCATCGCCTTTGTAGGTAATAATTACTTCTACAGGGCCTGTAGGATTTAACTTAGTGTTATATTTCCATACTTCAGTTGAATCTTCGTTTTCATAACGAACTTCATACTTTGATGGTTTTTCTACTACTTCGATTTCAGCTGGTCTTCCTCTTTTTGCCATGTTTTTATTTTTTATTTACGTAAATGTACGACAGGATATTAGGGTAACCAAATTTATTTTGCGTTTTTCTTGACTTCTTTGATATGTTTACACTCTTTATCTTTAGAGCGCCAACTTCCAGGGCAAGAGCACTTAAATTTATCGCCTTTTTGTGTTACGGTATAAAATGAGCCAGGCTCGCTCTTAGATTCGAATTGAAACGTATTAGATTTTATTTCATCCTTAGATTTTATTGTATCCTTAGGAACCGGTTTAATCCATTCGATATCAGCCAATGTTGTTTCAGATAATACTTCAATCCATGTTGGCACAATATATTTTTTACCATCATTCGCTACTAGTAAAGCAGGAGGCATATGATGTTTATGTTTATATTTGAACATCGACACAGATATGAATGGTCCTAATCCTCTAGGATCGACCTTAAAGGGCATAGTTGGTGTGTACAATATTCGTGTACGAATATTACCGTATTTGTTTAAATTTGAGAATTGTATTAGTGGCATAACCTTTATTTTGTGATATAAATGTACGACAATTTTCTCAGGCTTCCAAATCTCTCACGAATTTTGTGTTAGATAGTTCAATTCCTAATGCCATGCACATAATATTTATACCTTCCGGGTCTTTATAGATCATCTCTATCAACAAATCGTCGGGGAGAGACATAAAGACTTCCATAGCCGTCACCGGCTTTTTTATTTTAGTATCTTTGTTCATAAAATAATTATCGTCCTTGACCTCTGTATGGTTTGGGTTTGGGGGTATGTTTGTTAAAACTCTTTTGTGCTTTACCTCTTTTTCTAGCACCGAATGTAACTTTGTTAGAGTTTGAAACTGTTTTTGCCATTTTATTTTTTACTTTGCTTTATTTCTTTTATTTTTAATTTATCTATTGCTTCTACTATTTTTTGACAGTCTTCATATTTTTCTTGTTCAATAAAATACTTGATGTTTTCTTCTAAGGTTTCAATAAAGAATTTTCTTTCAAGTGTTATATCTAATGTTGAACCTTCTTCTAATACATTAACTGAAAGTATATGAATGTGATTTTTTCTGCTGTTTAAATTATTTAGGATTGAATTTACAATTGATTCAGATATTTTAAAATCTTTATTATCTACCATTTCTTGAAATTCAGATGCGCTATTAACTGTTAATTCTAGTGCCATGTTAAAAAAATTTTAGGAATTTCAAACTTGTTTCTTTACTCTTTAATTTAGCAAACTTTTCTTCGTTTTCCAACATTTTGGTTGCTAATTTTTCTAATTGCTTAGATTTTTGTCCCTCATAGTCACGTATAATTTCGCCGTGTTTCTTTGATTTTTTAGATTTTTTCATATCGAGACTTTACAATAAATATTTAACTTCTTGAGATAAATTCCGAACCGTCGTCTACTGGTTTGGAGTCATATAGTCCTAATTCTTTTAGACGTTGCTGTGTATAGTCGTCTACTTCCCAATCCGGTTGTCCTCCAGATTTAGGTACGTGATCTTCCATATTCTCAATCTGTTTGCCTGTAAATAAATCTCCCACCGTAAGAAACGTACAATTATAACATAACATTTCCACGTTGCCTAGGTTGTAATGTTGTTTATTTCCGTCCTTAAAATGCATCATTAGCGGTACTTTATAATCAAGTACACGACGTTCGTTAAATCCACATCGGTTACATTCTTCTTTCAAATAACCCTGTTCAATCATTCGATGTTTGATCTTTTGAGGGTTGAAATGGGACGCATCTACTCTGCCTTCAATGATATCAAGCAACGCAGGCTCTTTACGTCCGAATGGAGTATTGCTTAGGAATTTGGGAATGCCTTTACCGGCTTGATTCTTGTGTATTTCGAATAAACTTCTGCCATCCTCACCCTTATAAAACTGCGCCCATTTTTTGTAGTGAATGTAACTACAGTTCATATATCGGGCAGCAGCTTTATTTGATTTAGTTTTAGCCATTGCGGCTAAAATCTGTTGTTTATCAAAGTGTTTGGCTTTAGGCATTAGTTATCCGTTTTAATCGAATCTGAATCTATTGATGGGATTCTATTGGGGATTGGGGCTTCGTTATCAAAATCTAATAGTTCTGATTTGGTTGCTATACCCATTCGTTTTCTTAATTTAGTTTCTTCTTCAACGTATTGAACATAATCTTCATGTTCTAAAAATACTGTTTCTGTGTAGGTGTGATCTCCTTGACCTCGTTGTACGATAACGGGTTTCTTAGTTTTGATATCCGAACAATTAACACATGTATGTGTGTTTGGTAGGATTTTTAATCTTGCTACGGGTATTTGAACTCCACATTTGCAATAACGTACTGTTGTTTCCATAACTTATTTTGTATTGTTTAAATTTTTATTTATAAATTTCCATAAATCCGTAGGTGTCTTCAAAATTATATCTACTGGTTCTTTATCTTCCTCTTCAAATACTAAAGGATAAATAGTCCCATCATCATCTTTTCTATCATATAAATACCAGAACACAATTTCACTTATTATTTCTCCATACTTAAGCAAGAACATGTTTTCAATAACTTGAAGAAATGGTTCCTCATACATGTAAACGTCTATTGTAAATTCATCATGTAGTTTATCTGAGCGTTTAAGTATTTCTTCTAATATAGTAACATTTTCAATAAATACCTCTTTTTCTTTAAGTACCTTTGTTGTCTTAGATTCTTCTATTTTTAATCGTTGTCCGAATTTTCTAATATTATCCATTGTTATATTTTTTTGACCCCAAAAATTAGTAAGAATGCTTTTAAAGTAAATCCTTTACGTGCTGCGAAAAATTTTGCTGCTGATAATCTTGAGAATGAAAGTGTTTTACTTATTATCTCTTGTTGTGGGTCGTTTTTTCTGTAAAAACCGTAGTTCATTAAATATATTTTAAATTGTTTTCAGGATTGTGTTTAATATAATTACCCCACTTGTAACGAGCGTACTCATGACCGTTTTGTTCTGCTTGTTGTCTTTTCGACTGTTTTTCAGGAGTATCAGTTGTTGATAATGAAACAAAATGGTAAAAATGACATTCATACGTTCTCATCATTTTCATCCCTGATAATTGGCATTTTAGGAAAAAATCCCAATCTGCAACCATTCCCATTTCATAATTCTCATCCCATCCCCCTAATCTAATATAATCTAATTTAGACATGAATATAGGAAGAGTTGAACCGGAATTATCTTCTTGAGGATAAGACATTTCTAAATCATAACTCCAAAATGCTTCTAAATCAAATGTTTTAGGATCTCTTCCTAAGTCATGAATTAGGAATTGTTTAAACATGCTTGGGTAAGGTTCAATTTGGTTAGGTGATATAACGATATTAGGACCATGTAGTTCGTAAATTGTTTCTAAAGTTGTGTCCCATTTATCTGGAAATACATTATCATCATTCACAATTAATACTTTGTCATATTGAGCATTATAAACCCCTAAATTAGTTCCTCGACATAATCCAATATTTTCTTCTAAATCAAGAATATCAATATGATCTTTGTGTTTTTCAAGTACATCTTTATTTAAATCATAAAAACCATCAACTACAACTATGATCTGATTTTTATTTACTTGACCCTCAATAGCTGATTTAAGACATAAATCAAGAACGTCTGGTGATTTATATGTTGGGATAATAACTGATATCATAACTGTTTTATTTGTATTTAATATATGTCCTTAGGGTTGGGTTTCCAAATTTTATATAAATTATTTTTGCAATGATATATTTTTCCAATCAATGGTTGGTGATAATAATCCCTCCATACAGTGAGTTGACAATCCAGGGATAGGGGTAATTATGGATCTTCCTCTATTTTGGTTAAGCCATATCCACTTATTATGA